AATGGATGCCCAGTCAGACGCTAACGTAGAACACTCGCAGAAGCTCTCCGAAGCCCTACAAGACGTTTTCTCGCAGGCACGTGAACAACAGTTCAACGAAGCACAAAAGTCGGCGAGAGAAGCCCAAATGATGTCGTATGATAAATGGTTTAGTGCTGATAAAGTCGATAGAGTTGATGTTCGTAATCGTAATAATGATTTGCTTGATGCTTTTATTAGTATTCTTCATTTAGATAGTGCTGTCGAAGAAAATGTCGGTACGTCTAACTTTAAAGTTTTAGATGAGTTTAATAAAGCTTGGCGCAAACGTGTTGATACTGCTTCTCAATATGTTATTAATCCTAATCGAGTTGGTTCGCATGATTTTCTTACTCAGCTTAATTGGCATGAAGCTGCTTCTGCTGGACGTACTCTTAAAGGTATATCAGTTAATCTTGATACTCTTGCCAGTATTGGTAATGTAACAAGAATGACTGCTCATAAAACTATACCTGTTATTTATAGTTTATCTGAACTTAAGAAATACTATAAAGATGAAGCTGCCATTAAAGCTCGTTTTAATGCTAAAGGAGAAGATAATGTAACTATTGACGGCGATAAAGTTATTATTCGTCATAATAAACTTGGTTGGAGTACCGATAATAAGAATATTCATGGTGCTCTTATTACTTCTTATACTTCACAAACTACTGCATATATTCTTGACGTTATGAAAGCTGATGCTGTTCGTAATCTTAACCGATATACGTTCGTTGCTTTCAAGACAATGACTATTGCAGGTATTGATTTTGATACAGCTCTTAGTATGCTTTATCAGCCTATTATGGATAAACTTGTTCGTAATGTTAACGAAAATCAAGGTTTTGGAGTTAAAAGTGGACTTGACTCGCTTGTTACTACTTTTGTTGATTTGGCAAAAGCAAATGGTATTGAAACTTCTAATAGTATTAATGCTGTTATTTCTGCTCTTGATACTAAATTTGGTGATGAAATAGAACGTATTTATGGTGATAGACATAATCCGCCTATTAATATTGAAATGAACCGTAAACGGGTTGACAACAAGCTCTCCCCCGTAGAGGAACAAATCCATGACTATGTTGCTCTTAAACAGTTCTATAATATTCGTACTCTTGGCAATATTATCAACAGTCACCTTTCTATTATGACTACTGATAAATATGGTGCTAAACAAACGTTCTATATGAATAATAAAGTTTTTACTGATATTAATCGTTTGATTAACAGTTCTAATAAACTTTATTCTTTCAATGAAGAAACTGGTAATGAAACTGGTCTTCTTGAATCTATGTTTCCTGGAATAGAAAACGGCATTGAGGCTTTTGCTAAATCTAATGTTATGCAGAGTACTTATCCTATTCTTGCTAATTATTTACAAAAGTCTACCGTTCTTTCTGTTAAAGTTGCATCTGCCTTTAATGATACTGCTTCTGAACAATTTGTTCAACGAGTTAACGTTCTTGGTGATTTGACTTCTAATGGACGTCTTACTGAAGAACAATATAAAGATTATTCTGCTTGGCTTGTTTCTCGTTCTTATTTGGCTAATGCTGGTTATACAGCTTTGACTTCTCCTATTACTATTGATTCTCAAACTGGTATGTTTGGTATTGATAAAGTAATGACTTCTGATGATAGTTATGCTATTCGAGAAATGGAGCTTGCTCGTATTGCTGGTATTGGTTTTAATAATGAAGCTATTGATGATTTAGTTATTAATGATATAACTAATCCTACTCAAGAAGAAATTGATGCTTTTAATCAACTTACTCCTGCTCAGAAAATTGTTTGGATACAGCAGAATTTTGGCGAAGATATAGGCATCTTTAGACATTTTGATGTTAATACTTTCAATGATAATACTTTCCGTCGTCAAGGTTATACTGGTCAACAAATTCGTTTGAATCAAGGTAACAATAATATTGATACTGTTCATAACGACTTTAATATTGCATGGAGTAGTAATAATCCTATTATTAAACTTGCCCTTGCTGATTTAGTTAAATACGCATACGTTCTTGAAGGTAATCTTTTCCGTTATGGAGCTGTTACTCGTGCAATACCTGTTACAGTTCTTAATGCTTTTAATCAAGGTGGTCTTAATATAGCCGATGATGCAAAAGTTGGTATGGACAATTGGCGTGTTTCTTCCTCTACGGGGCAGGTATCTGTTAGATTGGCTCTTGGTTATGTTCGTCAAAACCTTGATAGTTTTAGAACTCAATTTGCCAATATAGGTCGTCTTATTGCAAAAAATAAAGATAAAGAAGCTGCTCTTCGTCGTTCAATTTATTATACCAAAGATAGTTCTAAGATTGTTATTAATCTTAATAATATTGGCGAGGACATGACTCCTGCTGAATTTAATGAACTTCTTACTTATGGCAATTTGATTAACGAAGACGGTAGTCCTAAGACTGTTATTCGTCTTACTTATGGTGGTGTTACTCGTACCTATACTGGTATTTACGACGACGGTGTTATTGTTTATCATCCTTTGTCAAGACTTTCTACAATTGATGTAAATAAAACTGTTGAAAAAAGTATTATTAAAGATAATAATATTTATCCTGCTATCGACGAAGTAATTCATAATGCTACTGAAAATAAACTTGCTAAGCATTTTGATTTGCTTATGCAACAAATGGACGAAAGCGATATTGTTACTGTTGAAACCAATGCTGCTGTTGAAAATGTTATCGCTAATAATGATTTCTATGAAAATCCTGCTCCTGTTGTTGTAAATCCTGGATTTATTGGTACAGTTAATTTTGTTGCTCGTGACGGTTATACTTATATAGCAACAAGAATGAATAATGAAATAGCTGCTGCTATTACAGATAAAAATGACCAAAATAGTGTTGATTATGCTCGAGTACTTAAAGAATATCCTAATCGTAATCTTGAAGAAGATTATCAACTTCATAGAGTAGTTGTTCATAAACCTACTATTCTTTATTCGGCTATATCTGACGGTGACCCAATCGTTGATAGATTTAAGCGAGTTAATGCTTATATAGGAAGACGTGCTCAGAATGGAGATAAGATTGCTGCTTCTGTTATGCGTACTTTCCATAATGCCAATTTGAATAATATTGATGCTAATGCTATTGCATCTAATATGCCTCTTAACGCAGTTGCTGTTGCTAATTATTTTAAAGCTGTTTATTCTGAACTTAACGGTCGCATTAATAATTTTATGGTTGACGTTAATGGAAATTCTATTGCTATTGACGACCCCGCTGTTATTGAAGCTGTTATTGCTGTTAAACGAAATATTAAACAAGTTCTTGCTAATACCGATTTTGTCAACAATGTTGGTGCTGAAATAAACATCAGTACAACCCCCCGTAGAGGATACGACAATGAGCTTATTGCTGCTTATAATAAAGTTGTTGAACTTATTAATAATGGTAAGATTAATCTTGATAATTTCCAAGCTGCTTTCAAAGATTATATTAATCTTCCAGCAAGTGAACTTTCTGAATTAGGTAATAATATTATTGGTTCTGTTCAAAATGTTATCGCCGAAGTTGAGAACGATACTATTAAGAATGATTTCTTTAATATTATTAATACTGTTAATACTTTACGTAGCCGTTTTTCTATGTTTAAAGATTTGCCTGTAACTGGTGCTGATGATGCTACTATTGAAGCAATCAATACTATTAAGGAAATTCTTACTAAACTTGAGAATAATGTTGCGGTTAATAAAGCTCGTGATAATTGGTTTGTTCGTTTCTATGAAGTAACGAGTAACAACCCGATGCTGAAAGAAAGAATGATGGACATCTTTACTAATTATGGAGATACAAGTTTCCTTGACCTTTGGCTACAAGATGTTCATTTTAATCGTAATACTATTGTTCAAACTGTTATAAAAGAAGTTGATAAACATCTTAAAGAAGCTGAAATAAAAGGTAGAAATGAAGCTATTGAATTTGCTTCTCAGATGAAAGCTATTAAAGAACGTGCTGCCAAAGATGGTCAATCTGTTAATTATAATAGAATGATTAAGAATGGTCGTTTTGTTCAAGCTTATGATAGAAAACTTGATGAAGATTATCTTGCTTTAGATAAAGCATATACTGATGCTGTTGCTGCTACTCAAAGTACTACTTCCGTTGAAGCTCTTTGGGCTAAACATAAGAAAGACAGATTTATGGCTAAAACTACTATTAGTAAATTTAAGCCTATGGTTTATCTTCTTGACGAGAACGGTAAGATTGACGGTGTTATTGACCCAGATAAACTTACTCCCGATGAAAAGAAGCAATACAAAGCTGTTCTTGATGCTGGTATTACTTTGACGTATGAAGATGCTCTTCTTACTATGGAAGAAAATATGCTTACTAAATATCCTGATATTTATTCTCGCTATAAAGAACTTCTTCTTGAACAACAAGACGTTCTTCTTAAAACTGCTAATGGTCAATACAGCGAAGAACAAAATGATAAACTTAAAGTTATTTATCGTAAGATAGCTTATCTTACTTCTGATTTTACTGACGATAATGAACTTAAGCCTGCTAATGAACTTTCTGCTTCTCGTGCTCTTTCTGAATATGTTTATAATATAGCTAAAATTAAAGAAGCTTATTTTGAACGTAAAGCTAAGATTGGTTTCCAAGAACAACTCGAAGAAGCTCTTAGTACTATCGAGCGTATTGAAGTTCGTAATGACAGCGGTGAACTTCTTATTGATAGAGAAAGTCTTATGAAGAATACGGAATATCGTAAAGCCAAAGAATGGCTTATGAATAACGCTACTTATACTATTGATAAAGAATTTACCAAAAGTCTTAACGATGCTTATGCGGCTTTAAAAGATTCTCGTAAGCCCGGAAGTATTTTTGCTACTTTGGTTAAAGCTAACAATGCTCGCGATTCTTATGGTATTGTTAACGGTAATTTATTTAGTCCAGAAGAAGTTGCTTCTATTCGTAAAGAAGCTTTGTTTGGATATAACATTAACCAACGTAGCGGTCTTCCTTATGCCGGTATTATTCGTCCAGTTAGAATTAATGATGTTGTTTATCTTCCTGCTTTTTATAACAAACTTAAAAGTAATCGTAAACAACCAGCCGAAGAGATAGAAGATACTGAATCTATCAATACTATTCTTAAAAAGGCTTGGGATAATAAGGGTGCTTTCAATTTTAGACAAGGTGCTCATAGTCTTACTATTCAAGACCTTAATAATGTTTTACTTTTGCTTGAAGATTTAGGACTTGTTCGTGGAAAAGGAAGTAAAGCTGTTGCTGAATTTATCGAAGAAGAATGTGAAGTTGTTATTGATGAAGATAGATTTAAGAATGACCGTATTGATGCTCAATCAAATGGTGCTGAATTCTATAATAAATGGAAAGAAATCTTTACCAATGGACAAGATGTTAATGGTGATTTAATTCCTAATACTACATTCTACGGTACTATTCGTCCTAAAGATATTGATAAATGGAAAGATATTAAACGTACTAATGCTCTTCAATTTATTAAGAAACATACTCGTACTGTTACTACTGAATATTATAATGAAGCTTATCGTGCTGCTCAAGCAAAAGGTAATGAAGAGTTTATTAAGTGGTATAAAGAGAATCATATTTATAATCCTTATGCTCATATCTATGAGCCTATTCGTATTTGGACTACTACCGAATATATAGACGATAATGGTGTTAAAGTTAAACCTAAATGGAGTCCTAAAATACATCAAAGTGAAAATATTGCTGATGAAAAGCTTCTTAATCCTGAATATAAATCTAATTCTCGTAACTATAAACAAGGTTCTGGTTACGATAATGCTGATTTTGCTGCTCTTAACCAATACGAAAAAGAAGCAATTGATTTGATGTATAAGACTATGCTTAGACATGCTTATACAGATAACAATAAATATTATGTTAATGCTGGTTATTTGCCTTCAATTGCTACTGGTAAAAAGTTTAATATGGCAGAAATTGGTAAAGAAGCTCTTGCTTTTATGGGTTTCTCTGCTAATGTTCCTACTGATTTGAATTGGAAAAACGATAACGAGATTAGTTTTGATAATGATTATCTTATGCCTAATCCTATGCTTCGTAGAGTTGTTGACCCTAATGCTAAAAAGAAGCAACAACTTCCGAGATATAGAGATGATAACAATGGAGAAACTCAAGCCGATTATATTGTTCGTAGAAACAATGCTCGTTATGCTAATTTGGAAATAGATGCTGATAATGAAAAGTATAGTGCTGAAAATATAGATACTGATTGGGATAAAGTCTTTGATAGTTTTATTAAGACAAGTGCTAATCATGATGCTACTCAAAGCATTAAACATATTCTTTACGCAGCTACCGATGCTCTTAGTCAGCATAAATCTTATGAAACTAAAAGTTTTGGTCGTAATCTTATTGTTGACAAAGACCTTAGTGATGAAGACCATATTACTTATAAGACAGTTAGCAATGCTAATACTATTTCTCAATTAAAAGATTATATTCGTCGTAGAGTTTTCCAACAATACAAGAATAGTAATTCTCCTGCTCTTCTTCGTTTTGCTGGAACTATGCAGAATATAGCTGGTACTAAATATATGACAGCCAACATTACTGGTGGTATTGCCAATATTCTTACTGGTCATACTAATATTGGTATGGAACGTCTTGCTCGTGAATATTTTAACGAGGGTGAATATGCAAGAGGTGCTGCTATTTATTTCGGTGGTACTATTAGTTATTTTGCTGGAATGTATAGTGATAAAGCTACTTCTTTACAAGACGGTATTATTAAAGTTGCCAATATTATTGATTACGATAGAATTAATCTTATAGAAAGTGCTGCTGGAGTTCGTGAAGCTCTTAGACGTTTCCGTGGTTCTTTATTTGCTGCTCAATCTATTGGTGAACATCACATGCAAAATAGTGTTCTTTTTGCTATGATGCAAAGTCATAGACTTGTTCAGACTAATGATGGCGAATGGAAGATTATGTCTAAAGAAGCTTATGCTCGTGAAGGTTTTGAACGTGCTCTTCTTAATGTTCTTACTGATGAACAAATTTCAGAATATAATGCTGCTAAAGAACGTATTCGTAGTAGCGAAGAAGAACGTTTTAAAGCTAATACTTTCAAGATTAATCTTGTTACTAATTTCGTTAAGACTCTTAGTAAAGCTCAACAAAGTGAATTTATTAAAGAGCGTAAGAAAGTTCGTGCTGAATATAATAAAGCCTTTGCTGATAAATGGGATAATATTTATTCTCAATTTGAATTACGTGACGGTTATGCTGAGATTAAAGCTGATAGTGCTTTAACTTATAATGAATTTGCTGGATTTGTCAATAAAGTAATCAATGTGAATAAAACTATTCATGGTGTTTATGATAAGATTGGTGCTGCCAAGATTGAAAACAATTGGTGGGGTGGTATGGTTACCCAATTCCATAAACATCTATATCCCGGTTTTAAAAAGCGTTATCGTTGGAATGCTTATTACGATGAAAGTCTTGATACTATACAGAAAGGTGCTTATAAAAGTCTTGCAGATTTTCTTGCTATTCCTTTTAAAGAAGCTCGTGAAGCTAATAAGAATAGTGAGAAAACCAATGCTCTTATAGGTCTACAAAACTTCCTTAAATCATTTGTTAATTTTGCTGCTAATTTCCATACTAATTATATGCTTCTTCCTGAAAACGAACAAGCTAATATACGTAGAACTTATGCCGACGATCTTTGGACTATGGCTGCCTTTGCTGGCGTTGTTGCTTTGACTGCTTTAGCTGGTGGTGATGATGATGACGAAGAAGCTATTTGGTATAATCTTCTTATGTATAATGCAGACCGTCTTGCTTCCGAAGCTCAAGCATTTACTCCTTGGGGTGCTGTTGCTGAAAGTGATAAACTTTGGAGTAGCCCGTCTGCTTCATTTACTGGAATTAAAGATGCTTTTAAAGTTGCTTCTATTATGGTAAATGCTATTGGCGACGGTGAACTTCTTGAAGAATATAAGTCTGGACAATATGCTCATAGAACTAAACTTGAAGTATTTATGCTTCGTAACATTCCTGTTGTTCGTGGTATTAATCGTCTTATCGAACTTCCTAATAACAATAATTACTATAAACTTGGACAAAATATGATTGGTGTATTTGATGCTAAAGCTCTTGGTGAACAACTTAGAGATTAAGACGCCAGACCATAAGCTATTAAAGAAGCTGGAGTATTAAATTGCTCCAGCTTTTTATTATTGCTATTATATATTAATAATAGGTTAACATTTTTTGTTCTTGTAAATCAAGCAGTTAGCCAAAATTAATGTACACCGTGATGTACATTTAACTAAAATTTTAACGCACAATGTCTACCATCGTGTACAAAATTGTTATATTTGTAATATTATTAATCTTATTAAAGTTATGCCTACACTTAATTTTGCATCTAAAGCTGCTAAAAATTTTGCAAAGAAATATGCAGCTAAACTTGAAGAAAAAGCCGCGAAAGTTGTCCCAACTCCTTTTAGTCTTGATTTTGAAGAAGTTGAAAAACAAATTATTCTTACTCTTAAAGATAATAAAGAACAAGAGTTTCATTCTACTACAAAGAATATTAAAGTTGGTAATTTTTGTATTGTTCTTCAAAATTTCGGAGTTGTTGCTCCAATGTGGTATAGTAAATGTATTATGTCTGCTTATCTTGTTGCTTATATTATTCGCCATTTAAAAATGAATACCAATATTATTGAAATACAAGAAAGTGAATTTTGTGCATTTGCTAATTGTGCAAGACAATCCTTTTACAATGCAATAGACGCTGTTATTCGTCCTGAATGCAATAAACCGTGTACAGGAGATACACTTGCTCTTCTTGCTCGTACAACTAAGAAAGGAATTTATGTTGTTAATCATAATTTTATTTATCGTGGGAATTATGATGAATTTGTTACTATGCAAGAAGATATGTTTCCTAACGGTTGTAAACTTGATAATAAAGGTAGAGTTATTCTTGATTAACCTGCTAATAAAAAGAAGCCCCGACCTACCACTGTGGTAAGTCGGGGTTTATTGTATCTATACGTGCCGTATTTGGCGGTTTCCTTTGCGAATTTCACATTTTCTTTATCGGAATGATAGTTTGTATTGCTTTAATATGAAAGTGGCTGTACGAGCCTTAAAATAAGTCGTTACTGGGAAGCATTAATAGCAGCAATAACAATATCAAAAATACGGGCAGCAACTATATAAAAATTAACTCCCCCGTAGAGGATGTAAACACAGCATTAACAGCCATGCCTACCCTCTACGGGGGAGATAAATAATCATTCAAACAACTGTGGCAAATACCAAAAGATAAATAGAAAAACATTAAGAGTAATAGTAAAAATAGCAAGTCCTTGACCACTATAATCAAAATCTCTACCTTCCGCTTCTTCTTTAGCAGCAATATATCCAATTCGAGTAGCAATAGAAGCTACAATAACTCCAATTAAAAATAGCATAGCTATAATTTCTTTAATAATTTCATCATATTAACAGCATCAGTTTTCTTATCGAAAACAAGATTATTGAACTCTGCATTAATCTTAATAACAAGAGTACGAAAACCACGGTCAGTCATGTGCTGGACAGCATAACGAGTAACTTCATTACCGTTATCATCTTTAGTTTTAAAATCAAAAACTCTTAATTCAAGTCCCATATCATAAAGTTTAAAATTAATAATCAAATTAAAAAAGGCTGCTACTACTTTCACAAGCAATAACAACCACGTTTAACAAATCTAAATTAGCAAATGAAGCACCCCGTAGAGGAACAAGAAGCTGGACAGTTATCTCATTTGTTCATCCTTTACGGGGGGTTTCATCGGCTGTATCGTCAAAATCGGCAAGATTGGCATTTCTACCAACCTTGCCATGTATAACATATAAAACTTTCTTTAATTATTAACTACGTTTAATACCGTCTTTAGCCCATTGAAGAACAAAACCAAGACCATTCCAAATAACATCTTTAGCTTTTTCTAAAGCAAACTTTTCTCCAATTTCTTGATTATAATTATTTGCATCAACACAAGCGCTAAGACCATGACATTCATATCCAGTAATAGTAAGAAGACTCATAAGAGTAGTTTTGTGTCCAATTCTATTTCCACGTTTGGCAGTAATAAAATTATCCACATCTTGTTCAAGAATTTTAGTACCGTCATTTTCAGGAGAAAGACAGAAATAAGAAGCATCTGCTACATCTTTAGGACACCAAGATTTATATCCGTCTGGATAAGTAATTTCATATCCCATATCATTAGGATTAGCATTTCCAACTCTGTAACCATGTTCTAAAGCCATGCTTACAGACATAGGTACAATATCAACCATTTTAACTCCAATAGCTTTCATTTAATCAAAATTTAATTTAACATCGTTATCATCTTCTTCGACACGAACAACAGAATACCAATCACTGTTACCATAATCATACATAGTAACTTCTTTATTTGGGTCACATTCTTGAAGAAGTCGAATAAGTTCAGCGACACTCATAGTTCAATGAATTTATTAATAACAGTTTTATAAAAATCAGCAGGCATAGAACCTGTAATACGAGCAACTTCTTTATCATCTACACGAAAAATAAGAAGAGGAACTGCAAGAGTATGAAACATACTAAGTCTTGCTTGAGCATCATTGCAAGTATCTTTTTGAACATCTATATAAGTAGGTAAATTACCTTCATATATGGTATCAAAAATAATATTTTCAACTACTTCACAAGCAAGACAATCATTGGTTTTAACAAATTGAATTGTTTTCATAACTTTATTTACCAGTAGAGCCAAATCCACCAGCACCACGTTCAGAAGTACTTAAATCTTCAAGATTATCAACTTCATGCCAATGAATTTCTTCACGACGACGAACAAGAATTTGACAAATTCTATCTCCGGGATTATAAGGAAATATATCATCAATAATATCTCCTTCTTGAACAATAACAGCATCTCTACGTTTAAAAATAACAAGAAGTTCTCCTCTGTAACCTTCATCTAAGGTCATAGGAGTATTAGGAATATAAACATCATATTTAGTATTACTACTACGAGGACGAAGTTCCATTTCATAATGTTTAGGAAGTTCAAAATGAAGACCGGTATGAATAATCCAACGGTCTTTAATCAAATCGTATTCGATACTCTTAGCAACAATATCCATACAAGCATCGCCGTCTTTGCCATAAGCAGGAAGAGGAACAGACTTATCTTCACGATAAACTTTAACCTCTATATGATTAATATCACGTTCGAGCTGTTTATAAAGTAAGTCAAAGTCATTTGTATTATATTTAAAATCATAAATTGCATTTGCTATGGCAAGAGCTAAATTTCCCATTTTAATAAAATTGTTTTTAAATTAATAATTAAGATAACATCTCTGCAAAATCAAAATTAAGAGCACGTTCAAGTTTCTTAGCTTTGTCATTAAACAAAAGACTATCCATACGTTTAGTTCCCTCGGCAGAAGTATCAACGTTAGAATAGTAACCGCTAATAGCATTAAAAGCGCCCCAAGCAGTACCAGCAATTTCTTTTTGTCCAATACCACCATGATAGTATTCATAAGTATCACTAATAACATTAAGTTTACGTGTACTTATACCAGCATCGTTAACAGCAAGAGCATTGCGATATACAACTTCTTTAAAAGTATGTCTTGTAGTATTTAAAGCTTCAAGTTCAGCTTCTGTAAGATTACTCTTACAAATATACTCCATGACATCTTCATCAGTAAGTTTAATATCAGCAAGAACATTATAAGCCCATTCAGTATCTTTAATACGTTTCTTAGTAATACCAAGAATTTCGTGTGCTATTTCAATATTCTTATGAACACTTTCAGTATGACGAATGCTAAAACTATTAGTAGAAGTTCTGATAGCAGCGTTAAGAGTATTTTGGCAAATAACTCTAATAGGCGTAAATAAAACACGAACACCACTACTACCGTCATGACTGTTAGTAAATACTAAATAGTTTTCAACAGGGTCACCGTGAACAAGAATATTGTCAGGAAGTTTAGCACTAACGAAAATACGTTCGCCATTGCCAAAGAAACCAGCAGTTTGCCAAATAGCAGAATTTTCACCAATAACAGTATCGAAGAATTTAAAAGCAGTACTATTTTGAACAATAGTATATTTACCTTTTACCATACCAAGAGGAATTTTATAATCATCTCTATAAGTACAGTATTGGTTATCACAACGAGCATAAATATTCTTACCAAGAATATGAGCATCATTATCTCGTCTTTTAGCTTCGGTCAAATCATCGAGATTTTTATCCATATCGAGAGATAGTGGCATCTTAGCCACCATCTCTGCTTTCTTTACTTCCCAATTAAGCTGAGCAGCTTCAATTACTTGAGCAGAAGTTCTGCATTGAGTAACATCTTTACTACCTTTATATTGCCAAGGAAGTCCTTTAATACTATAAGCCATAATCAGATTTCGTTTAATGAATCTTGTATAATATCAATAATACGGTCACGGTCATTAATACCACGAGTATCACGAATATACTTAATAAGTTCTTCAAGTTTATCTATAACATCAAACATAACTTTATCATTTAATAGTTAAAGATTGGCTTTGACAAAGTTCAGCAACAGTAAGAGGAATTTCACGAGAAGTAATATATTGCTTATAATCAGAAGTAGAAGAAGCAGCAACACGATTAGCTTCATGTTCGTGATTAAAGAACATATTAAGAACGTCCCAATTTACTTTCTTACAAAGGTCAAGAAGATTAAGTTCGATTTCAAATTTAACTTTAGTAGCTTCAAGGTCTGCAACAGTAAATAAAGAATCATTTCTTTCTTCAATAGTTTCAGCAGCATCAGGATTTTCAGCAGCAAAATTAGCATTTACAGTTTGAACAAAACCTTCGGGATCAATATTATTAGCTTCATCGGCATCTGGTTGAAGCATATCAACATTCCAAAGTTCACGATAACGTTCAAGAACAGCATCAATCAAACTAAGTACTAAAGGGGTATTGGTTTCACAAACAGTAGTAGCACGAGTCATAAGTTTAGCATCATCTAACTCAATAACCTTATTACCACTCTTATTGGAATTACCCCATTTAAGTACAGCTTCAAGCATAGCATCTTTAAGCTTCTTAGCGGCACGCTCACGAGATTTCTGAAGAACTTCAATACGTTGTTTTTCAGTCTTACAAGCAAGTGCACGACTTTCAATCATTGTAAACAACTTACGATAATTATCCAGTTTTTCATTAAGGTTATCTTGAGTAATTGCAAGCTGTTCTTCAAGTTCAGGAGTAATTTCACCGCCAGCATCAATAATTTCATCAACAATACGTTGTAGTTCGGCATCTATTTGATAAAGAGATTTATTCATATTTTAATAACTAAATTTATCTACAATTTTAAATCTATTAGCTTTAACACGAGCATAAGGGTCGCTATCCACATCGTCATTGTCGCTAAGACTATGTAAACCATCGCCATTGTCAACAAGTTTAAGGCCGCTTTTAGCAACATATACTTTATATCCCCACCAATTAATGCCAAGCGGAATAACCTCAATAGGTTTACTTGCGTTTGCGAGGTTCAGTTGCATAACGATAAGCAGGATTAAGATAACCAGTAAGATAAGTCTTTTCAAGAGGAGTAAGGACAGCTTTCTTTGCTTTCTTTACAAGAGCGGCTTGATAATTTTTAACAAGACGAGCAGGTACATGAACAGAATAAACACGATTACCAAATTCAACTTCACGTCTAACAAGAGCTTTTCTCATAATTTGAATTTCATAAGGAGTTTTATCCTCATAATTTCTTTTATCTTTCTTACCAAGTCCAAAAAGTCTACTAAAAATATTCATAGTTGTATCAATTAATTAGTTAAAAATCATATCCAAATTTAATAAGTTCTTCACGTATCATACCGGCAATAATCTTGGCATTTGGATGAGGAGCACCAGTCTTACCGTGATAACGTAAATCAATAATATCGCGCCATTGGGATGCGGAATATGTATAAGCACAAATAGTAGCAGTATCGAGAGGAAGAATTCCACGAGTATCTTGACGGTTCATTTTATATTCATCGACAAGAACTTTATAAGAAGCAAAATTTTTAGCACAATCTCTAATATAAATATATGCTTTATTATGCTCATCGTCCATTAGCATTTTATCTTCATTACGAATAACAGATTCTTGGATATAATTAGCTAAATCATAATCAAGCCAATGAGGACAACAAATAGTACCGTTTTCATAAACATAACGAGTAGATTGTTCAGCAATATTATTAGGACTAACACGGTTAAGCTCACGAGAAGTACTAATTTGAGTAGTAACTTTAAAAGTATATCTCATAAGTCGCCAACCAAGTTCCCAATTAATAAATTCTTCAGCAGTAACAATAAACGGTTCAAGAGTTTTAAGAATATTATCTTTATGTTCAATATAAAAATGACCATTAGTAGCTAAATAAATAGCTTCACTACCAATAAGATATTCAACATAAGGACAAAATTCAAGTTTTGTAACAAGTTCTATATATTTATTATCTTTAGGAATAATATAATAAATAGAACGATGTCTAAACATACTAAGATGTCCAAGCTTTAGTAGATTATCAACAAGCTTTACATCATTACTTCCGTCAGAAGCATAACAAATTCGAGCACATTTAGCAACATGATGAATCCAATCAGCGTCTTGGTGCCAAAGCTCAATATAAGGTTTAACAATATTCATAATTATATCTATGTATCTCCCCCGTAGAGGATGGTTAAATCAATTGCTTTCGCATAACATCATACATTTTGTAATAAAGAGAAAGAAGAGTAGTTTTATTATCAATATCAATACAACCTTCAAGAGTATCAATTCTTTCGCTTTCGTGAACAGATTTATCATCTTTAGGTTCAAATCTATTAATACGATAAACAACTCCACCTTTATTTAAAATAGCATTAACTTCGTTTTGAAAACGAACATCAGGAATAAAGCAAAGTCCATTACGATTAATGCAAGCATTAGCACGAAACATGGTATTATCAACCCAAATGTTTTGACTAAGATTATTACGAAACAGATTTGTTCCAATAGCTTGCATTAAATGACGAACTTTGACACAAACACGAGTAGTATTTAGAGGAATACCATAAGCAACAAAATCGTTAAAATCAATAATATTATAACCTTTTCTAACAGCAATATTAAAATCAATGATTTTTCTTGTATCAAAACAATAAACACCATTATCTTTCTTATCTCTATTATTTAAGTCTTCCAAAGGAATATTAAAAACAATAGAAATAACTTCTTTATTAGCATCACTAAAATGAACAACAGGAAAATCAGCAGGACGATAATTAGTATCATGTAATTCTTTCCAAGCCTTATAAGTAGCATAAGTACCTTGTAGACGTTGGTAATTAAGAATTTCAGCAGCAGTATCTTTACCAGAACCAATAGTTCCAGCAAAACCAATAAGATTATGTTTACTAAAATTTATCATATCATTAATATTTGCAGCAAATATACGAATAATACTTAAACGAAGAAAAAACTATTATTTTTTTTTCATTTTCTGAATGACGCATTTTAAGGCTCGCTGTTGGACGTTTCTTGAAAGCAATACGATTAATCATCTTAGTATAGATAATTAAATGTAGCCAAAAAGAAGTAGGTCTACGGCTGTGTTTTATGTCGTTTTAGTTTGGTTGAAAGCAGATATATAGCAAACAAAAAGGCTGGCAACAACAAGTTCATTGTCATTACCAGCCTTAATATTAGCTTATCGAATGCGATAAATAACAGCTTTAGGATTATCTCGTTTTTCAACAAGAATACAATTTACATTGTAATTCTTATTAACAGAAGGGATAATATTATAAGTATAAATCTTATATCCACCGGTATAATCTCGCTTGATTTTAACAGCGTCTTCAACTTCATCAGCATAAAGAGCTACAAAGAATTGTGTAGTTCTACTATCAGCGTCCCAACGTTGAAGAATGTTATAAGATTTAGCTTCAAAATAAGTAAATAGAATAAGAGATTTAAAGAAAGCATCATAATAAGTTTTAGTCTTATCTACTTTCTTAGAAGTAATAACATGATAATCATAAAGAATACTATTAACTTTATTATCAGCAGTATCATTAACTTCTTTAGTAACTTCTTCTATCTTTTCTATCGGCTTTGTAACTTTACTAAAATTAAACTTCGGCATCAATCAAACTAACTTCTTTAATGTGAAAAGGAACTTTCTCGACACCACTTCGTTCACCATAAGAAATAAACACAAACTTACCAATATAATCTTCTTTATGATTAAGAATATATTCTTGCTTGTCGTGAGGCATACTAAAACGAGTTTCAAAAGTAGAATCGTTAATATCATTACGACAAGTAATAATAGGAAGATTGCGTTTACGTTCAGGTTGAATATCAACAATTACAAACTTACCGTCAGTCTTAGCTTTAAATTTTTCCATATAACCAACACGACGACGACCATATTGATAATCAACATCAGGATTACGAAGTATAAGTCCCTCAAAACCTAAATCAATAAATTTATCTCTCCAAGCATGCGCATCAGCATCATTGCAAATATGATAAGTAGGAAGAATAACAAGCTGCTTTTTGTTATTAAGATGTTTATCTTTACTATCGAAAACAGAAAACGGCTTTATATCAAGACGTATTCTATCTCGTTTATGCTGAACCATTTCTGGAATAGCAATATCATAACACCAAAATTGAAGAAGCTTATTATGAATATCATTCGGGTCTTTAACAAAATGATTAATCTCATTAACGCTATAAATCTCTCCATCAAGTGCCCAATTATCATCAAGCATATTTTGAATAATATCAGCAGACAGAGAATCAAATAAATAATCTTCAAGAGCAGTTAAAGTATTCCAAACAATACCTTCTCTACTTTGAAATTTAAGTCTAACAGGATTAAAAATAGTATCTCCTTTATAAGCAGTAATAAAACAACGAAGACCATTAATCTTCCATTGTCCAAGCATACAAGAAGTTTTCTTCCAAATATTGCCAGTATAAGTCTTAGCAAGCATAGGAAGAATATTTCCATTATTCTCGTTATTACGATAAGAGGGAAGATAAGCAGCAAGATAAGCAACGAAGCTCGCATCATCCTCTACGGGGGGTAAATACGAGTTATCTTTGACATCCTCAATAGCTATATAACCTTGTTTTCTCTTTTCGTTATAACGAGAAAGAAGCTCTTTATCAGCATCTTTTTGAGTAACTTTATAACTATCAGTATAAGTTGCTTTACCAACAATACCATATTGAACAGTTATATAAGTTTTATCAGCATTAAGTTCAGCACTCCAGTGATAAGGCTGTTCAGCATTATTCTTTCTATACAACCATATTTTCATTCATTCTTAGGTTTAAATGTACCAAAACTAAATTTAACAGCACGAGCATTAAGAGCGTCTAATCGTCTATCGGCAGCAGTTTTCTTTAAACTACCGTCTTCGGATAGAGTTTCTGTACTAACTTTTCCGCTAAACATGTCTTTTGTAGCAACTCTTCGAGAGCGAGGTTTACGTTCGACAACATCGGTTTTATCTTTTTTACTTTTAGCACCTTTACTCTTTTTATAGTTACCGATTTCAGGATGTGCCATTGCGAACGCTTCGTTCTGTTTATCAAGAGTATTAAATCTTTCTCGGTATATTTGACATTGTTCATCAGATAGTATTCCGTTATCAATTCCATGTTCTATAATATAATTATATTCCCAGCTATATCGAGCATAAGAGTAATGATTTACATTAATCGGATAACCAACTCCCTCAATATAACGAGAACAATCAAGACTATGAAGTAAATCATCAAGAGCACGAACATGACCTTTAGTTTGTATTTCGTAATTCGCCCAATTCTTATCATAAACATCGGGTTCAAAATTAATACTCATAACTATAAGTCTGATTTGTTTATCTTGAATATCAATACACGTTTAGGCTTACCAATAAGAACATAATTGTAACGATACCAAAGAATAGCATCAGAAGTCGGCGCTCCTTTAGCATAACCGTCAATTGTAGTAAAACAACCTTTCTCATAATCAAAATTAGAATGAACAAAGTTATCACTTTCTCCATGTCCAAGCAAATCAAATTTCTTAATAACATAAGCATCTTGAGGATTATCAATGTCTACTTCGCCATAGCAAATAACACTTTTGCGACTAACCTCAAGATTATTAAATTTCTCACCAAGATTAAGTCGTTCAGTACGTTCAAGAGTATCTTCTTGTTCTTTAGTAATCGGAATCATCATCACGACCTTTTCGTGCATGTCCCTAATACGGCAGAGTATCGCTTTCTCCCGTATTCCAAGTAAGTTCACTGTCTTCTCCATTGTCTTCACTATTATTAGTTAGATAATTATAAACATTAACAATAAGCTGATTAACTATTTCATTAGAATATTCTTTCTTCAATTCACTAAAATCTTTAACGTCGTATTCTTTAGGAATAAGAACTGGAACAATATCATAAGCATCACGAAGCCAAATAGCTTCACGATAACCTGTCATATCATTATCCATAAGAGAAATAATACTACCGCCAACGATAAGCTTTTCTCTAATAAAATCATATTCTTTTTGTTTAAGACGATAAGTTTCATGAGGAAGATTAAGAACACCAATCTTCAAGTCAGCCGCTTCCACCCCCCGTAGAGGATTGGAAACATAGAAATGGTTCTCAATAGCAAGTCTATCTTTAGTGGATTTGGTTATAACAACTACATCATAATCATTACGTTCAAGATTAAGTACACCTTCAATATGATTACAATTAGTAATAAATCTAACATCACCTTTCTTTCGTTTAGGAAAATAAAGCTTAACATTATATATACCATGTTTATCTTGTCCAAGAACATAAGCATAACAAGGGTCTTTCTTGTCATAATAATACTTAGGCTCAGGATTAGAATAACGATTAATATAATATTGCTCAATAGGATAAACGAAATGAGTGTTAAGATGATTAAGACTAATACCAAACTGTTCCCAATATGCTTTATCCAATTTATTCCAAGGACGAGGAGCAATTTCGATAACCGATTTGCGATTACGAATTTCTTGAAGAGAAACAGCTATTTGTGCATCAACGTTGGCATCTTTTTCTTTACCGTAGATAATATCACGAAAAGTATAAACTATATGACGGAGAACGAAAAGAAAATCAGGTTTGTTATTAATGTCTATGTTTCGTTTGACAATACCAGACAGAACATACGCAGCGGCATCAAGACAATCTCCCCAAAAATAACCAGCAAAATCTCTACCTTTAAGAACACCTTTATTGTTATAACGAAAACCAAAACTCGGATGTTCATCAGCTCTAAAAGGACTAGAAATAAGATTGCCAGTATCAATACAGTGCTGGATAACATAATCACTTACACCTGAATATACGGAAAAAATTGTAACTTGACTAACTTTGGAAAATATAAAGTCTTTAGTAAGCGTACCATTATTAATAGTTCTTCTCATATTGTCATTGTCAATAGTAGTAAAATAAAAAGGCTGTGAACCCCAATATAGCAATTCACAGCCTTACAGCCAAATTTATTTACTACTTATTTTTCGCCAATAATAGCAGCTTAGAACGGCAAATCATCAGCAGGATTAGTAGCAGCGGCAGGAGAAGCAGGCATAGGAGCTGCACCATAACCGCTTACTGGAGCACCGGCAGGGACTTGCGGATTGTAAACACCACCAGCAGCAGGAGCGCCTGGAATCGCAGGAGCAATCGGAGCTTTAGCAGTTTCACGATAAATCAAGCTTTCTTTGGTTGGGTCAACATGGAGAACTGGAGCTTTAGTTTGGTCGAAAATTTCAATAACACCTTCGCCAACAAAACCGTTGAAACCGAAATCGCCAGCACCATTACCATTTACAATAGGCTTCCAAGCATTCTTAACTTTAGTAAAGCGAAGCAGCTTCATCCAAAGAGGAATATAAGAACCAGCGGCAGTTTTGTAAACAGGCTTGCCATTGTTTTCCATAATAGCAATGAAATTCTCAAACAGAACTCTCCAACCAGCCAGAACTTCTTCAGGTTCAACAGGAACATATTCCATTTGCTCGTTAAAGTCTTCGTAAGGCAGTTCAAGAGCATCAGCCATTTCTTCCGGCATAGGCTTACCTTTAAGAACAAATACATTCAGAATGTGTTTCAGATAATCAAAGACTTGATTAACTTTCCATTCATCGGCAGCGCCAGGAATAGTAAGAGCATTACTTTCAACAGGAGAGAAACGAAGAGTAACATACTTACGAGCAATTACATCTTTAGCATTACTTGCGAAAGTAAATACCAAACTTGGAACAGAAAGACCTGCAAAAGAAGCACGACCGCTATCTTCTTTCTCAGTAGCCCAAGCAAGTTCAACTGTTTCAAGATGACCTTTGAAAAGATGAGTAGCTTGGTCAATGTCACGTTCGTCAAATTTAAGACGAGCAGTACCACGACTTTCGGAAAGACCACGACGGCGTTTCTTAGGGGCTTCAGTAGTTGGTTGATTTCCTACTTTGTTTTCTTCAACAGCTGCATCAGCAGCAACATTTTCTACTTCGGCTGCTTGCGCATTAGCAGCCATTCTTGTAGTTGGCATAATTTAAACGTTTAAATGGTTAATAAAATAAAGACAAATAAAAAGGCGTACAATCAACAATAGTATCATGTACGCCTTTTATATTAGTTATCTAAATAACGGAGAATTATTCAGCAGCAGCTTCGTCGACAGCAGCTTCTTTCTTAGAAGCGTCTACATTGCGACCACGGGTCGGAGTTTCGTCTTTGTATTTACCAAGCATGGCAACCTTAACTTCAACGTTCTTGCAACCGTCATGGTAGATACCAGTACGAAGTTCAGTTACATCTACCTCGAAAGTACGATTAACAGTCTTAGCAGCTTCGCCCAAATCAGCTTTCAGTGTAGCCCAAACAGCAGCATCAGAGAAAGTCAGAGCTACGCCAGTACCGGACAAGTTGGAAGAATTGGCACATTTAGCACCAGAATACTTTTCAACTTCATCAGCATCAATAGTCTTAGCCAGCATTGCGATTTGTTGTTCTTCTGTAATTCCCTCGGCTTGCAGAGAAGCGGCAAAATCGGGGTCGCCATTCTGAATAGCACTTTCAAAGATAGCTGCAAAGTTATTCTTAACATAAAGCAGCTTGTCGGCAGCAGTCATGCGTTCTTTGCACATTACAGGATTACCCTTAGCGTCAAACAACTGAACACCCTTAGCAATACCCCATTCGTCAAATTCAGCATGGATAGCGGCAACGCCCTCAGGAGTATTAATGTCAATACCGTTTTCTGCACACAGAGCAACAAGTTCCGGATTACGTTCAGCAATAGCCTTGTCAACTTCGGCAACAGTAGAAATAAACATTACATAGTCACCGTTAGCCAAACCCAAAGCACGAGATACGGGCGGAGTGATACGGAATGCACCAACTGTCGGATTAATAACCAATTCAGGTTCACTAACAACACCACGTTTAGCAACGTTAACTGCACCAAGACCAAAACTCAATTTACCATTTGCAAAAGTTTTCATAAGTTTTTTAATTTTAAAATGTTAAACAATATAATAAAAGAAAAGGTAATCAATAAATTAATCGACACTTTCAGCACTAATGTCGATAATATCCGCATCGTTAAGTTCACGACCACTAACAATTTTCAATTCAGAAGTTTCCATAACTCCGAAAAGAATATCCGAAGCAATATCACGAGCTGCATAAGTAAAAGCCCGATGTCCAATAAGAATACGAGCATATTTTTGATATGTATCTTTCGTGAACATACCTGCTGCTTGAGCTTCTAAATAAGAAAAATGTCCAATAGCGTGAACTTCTTTACCATTAACGATACGGCAAAGGTCATACTCCGTAACAAAGTCAATAGGCTTAGCCGGAATACGAGTTATAGGTATCTTCTTTTGAGCAATAATATTATTAGCATGTTTCTGATTAACAGCTACTTGATGATGTTCAGTAAGCTGATATTCACGATAAGTATTCCCATTAAAATCTTGATACCACTTAACGGGATAAACATATACATGTTCAGTATCAGCTTCTGCTTTCTTAGTAGCTTCATCAGCATTTGTAGCTTTAATACAAAACTCTGGAAGAAGATTTTCAGCATAAACATTAAAGCCATCAGTATATTCATACTGAGGAGTATAATCTTTGATAAGTTCCCAAGTTACTCCTGCCCTTGACAATAATGCTTTAATAATATGAATATCAGTCCCAGTCTTACCATTAATAACATGAATGTGTTCAATACATGTACTAAAAGGAAGACCTAAATCTTGTGCTCTCATAAGGATAGCAAGACCGTCATTGACAGACTTAACACCACCTTTTTCGCTTCTCATAATCTTAGTGATAAGCATTTCAGCGGCAGCTTGTTGCTTGGCATCAAAAAGATTAATAGAACTAAAACCACGAGCATGATTAACAGGAAGATTTTCATCTTTAGTTGCAGTAGGAACAACATCTGCAACTACTTCTTGTCGTTCATTCGTTTCTTTATTCTCCATTATTTCAAAGACCTAACTTTTTGTTCTTGATTACATTGACAAAGATAGATATTATCTTTAAACTAACAATCATCAGCAACGAAAAAATTTTGTTGATTATCATTTTTAACAATTTCGTGCATCGGGCTGTTTTTCTCCTTATTTAGTTCTTTCTCCTCAATCGTGCCAGCAAGATACAACTTATAAAATACAGCCTTATTAGTATTAAAATGAATACCATTATAACGATAACGAAACTCATCAATAGTATCGTTGAATGAGGTAGTGAAAATAACGGCATCTACGCTGCATTCCAGCCCCGTATAGCCACGATTTTTCATACTCAATACATATAATAAGGTGGACTTCTGAAAGTCGCTTAAATCGCACGAATTGGCGTCAAGATTAAAACGCTCGACATTAAGATTAGAAAGAGCTTGAGCTTTATAAAGACGAATTTCACCTTTATTGTTTCCAGATTTATAACGTACATAATCACCAGTTCTTTCGTCAATAATAGCTTTAGGAGCAGCAGCATCATGATAATCACCACAAGCAATACCATTCTCAAGAAGACATTCAGTTATAGCAGCAGCAAATTCACCACGCTTAGAAACAATAAGAACTTTCTTACCTTTAAGCTGATTATTAAGCAAATCTAAAATAGCATCAAATTTACTATAATTATCGGTAAGAAGATTCTTTCGTTCTCGCATGATATTATAAGCTGTATTAGCTCGTTCTTCAAGAGAAGTAGGATTAAAATAGGAATCAACTTCTTTATCAAAAGGATTATTTGGGTCGAGTTTATCACTCCAACCATTATAAGCAGCAATACCAAGACGAACTTGTTCAGCACTTTCTCCAGTATATTTGTTACCATTACGAGCAAACTCCATAGTTTCAAAACTACCAAAGATATTAATACAGCCAGTAATATAATCAGTATATTCCTCATACTTCTCTTTATCACCAGCTTTAGTAAAACCAAGCATGATACGATGTTCCTCTACGGGGGAGATAACAGATGTAATGTCTGTAATCTTAGCACTATTCATTGGCGGAAAAAGCTTATAAACTTCAGCTTTATCAGCAGCAGAATATTTATCATTACCAATAGCGTTATTCATAATAAATAAACCATACTTTGTTCGAGATACAACAGCACGAACACCAGCAATAGTTTTAAGATTTACATAAATAGCAATATTGTAACGATAGTTAACATCATGTCGAATATAATCGACACTTAAAGCAGTATAATTAGTAGTAGGAATATTATTCTTATTAAGAGTATTAACTACCGCAGAACGAGTAGCATAACAATCAACAACAATAATAATTTTAGTAGCAGGATTTTTAGCAATACTCCTTTGACAAATTTCAAGACAAAGAAGAGTTATGTCCTCGTCAAGAGTATAAATATAAGTTCCATTGGCATTAAATTCACTAACCCAACGAGTAGCAATATCGTAATAGTTATTAGGTATCTTCATAGTCATCTTCATCAAAGAGAGAATTATACATTCCAGCTTTTTTCTTAATCTTAGTCTTACCTTTTCCTTTAGGAGATATACCAAGCTTTACAGGATTGATAATCTTATACGCTTCATCATAATAATATTTATAATTAATATCACGAAGAGCAATATCAACATCATCAAGGCTGTTACAAACTTTAACTTGAACTCCAGCAGCCATACGTTGACGAGCACCGCTAATATTATGAACTTTCTCAATCATATATCCATTATTAGCTACATAAAAACGAACATAACGTTGAGAAACGTGAACGGTATATTTACCGTCAACAACTTTGGTTTCTTCAACATGGAACTGTTTCCCAATGTTTTGGCTCATACAGAAGTCAAGAATATTAGTTGCAGCTTTAAGTGTATCCATGACAGGAACATGATTGATAAAGTAATCATAAACAGCTTTACTAACAATAGGCATACTATAACCTTTTTGAAGGTCATTAAGATACATAAGAGGATTAAACGTTCCTTTAAGTTCATCTTCAAGTTTAAGCTTGCCAGTTTTCTTATCTTTAACTCGAAATTGAGCAATATAATTATTCACATCACGAGCTATAAGACAATGAAGAACATCACTATCAGCGCTCATACCAGTTCTTTTTTGCCAATCTTTAGAAATAGCATTAAAAGTTTCTATTTGGTCTTCATAAACCTTAACCATAATACCATCAGTATTAGCAGAAATAATACGAATACCGTTAGCTTCAAGTTCTTCACAAAGCATAAGCATCATTAATTGACCATTTATAGTAACTTGAAGAGTTGCAAGACGGTCGTATAGAGGGCCGTTTTCAAAACCAAATTTACCATAAATAGAATTAATAACTATCTTAAGAACAAGTGCAAGAACATCACGAGGAATACCGTCTACAATAGCTTCATCAGAATGCTTAACTGTAACACGAGTATCTTTCATCCATTGAATAAGATTACGAAAAGCACTCTTAACCATGTGAGCTGGAGCAACTCCATAATAAGCCATGATTGAAGGATAATATGAAGCAATATCGAAATGAAGAATTGTATAAAGACGTGAATCTACGGGTTTATCAATTATCTCCCCCGTAGAGGAACGATAAACTCCATTCCATTTAGTAGTGCTCCATATTTCCATAGGAATATCTTTACTATGAAGACCGCCCGTAGCCAAATTATAAACTGTTTTGCCAATAACAATCTCTTCTTGAAGAGAATCTTTATTAACTCGATAAACAACAGTCTTTCTAAGTTTAGCAAGTAATTCTTGAAGTTGAGGATTTTTAAACCTAACACAATCAAAAATAATCTTACCAATACTCATGGCTTTACGTTCGGTTCTTCCGTCTTTCCAACGGTCATAAGGAATACCACTAAATTTAGTATAGAATTTCTGAAAAAGAACATCAGCCATATTACTACGGCTACTATTAAGCACATCTACTTCGTAACTTGCGCTAACAGCATAACGAGATTTAATTTCGTCAGGTTTAAGACGAACTATTTCAGCAACAATAAAAACATCATTAAGATTGTAATGAAGCATATCAGGAATATATTCATCAAGAATATACCTATCCCACTTATCAATAGTGTTATTAAGTTCTTCAAGACTATATCCTTTGTACTTCACATCTTTACGATAATATTCTGCTTCTTTCTCATTTATAGGCGGAAGTTCATATTCAAGAAGTTCATACCATTGAAGATTAATAGAAGTTTGTTTAAGACCTTTAGGAATATATTTCTTTTCTCCTGTTTGACTATCATTATATGAACCAGCTTTATTAAGAGCAAATATTTTCATAACATCAACTCCAACAAAAGGAAGTTTAAACTTATTAAGACTACGAAGAAAGAAATCATTTTTACCAGCTTCCTTATCATTCTGAAGTTCAATAATACGTTTACTTGTTTGATAAAGTTTAGTTATAAGTTCTTTGGTAGTATCAAACTGATTAAAATACATAAGAAAAGCAGCAATCATAAGATTGTCATAACTTTTACTATTATATCCATATAAGTCTATACGAGCAGGAATACCATTACTGTCAATAGCAAATTTATAAATATAATCAACCATACTAAATAGTTGACTGTCATCAGTAGCAGTAATGTAAAACTTTTTGTTTTTAATTCTACTAAGTCTATCTTTAATAGCTCCAACACTTAGTTTCTGAATAAGAGGAATTTTCTTTCCTTTATCATTAACACAATCTTCAAAAGCTTTAAGATAGTCAGCCAAATCAACAAAAGTAATAGAAAAGAAATTAGGAAGTACTTCGACATCGAAACATTCTATTCGGAGCATAACGTTAAGTTCTCATATATCTATATTTGTTAAAATGTTGAATAGCTTTAGCAAGTTTGCTTTTTACAGCTTTAATATGCTCGGCATCACCAAGTTTGGTTAAATTAAGAGGAATATAAAGAATATGATAACCATTAGAATAAAAACTTTTAAAAGTACTATTTCCCGGAAGAACAGTATTCCAAGCACGTCCAAAGATTATCATAAACTTATATTTAATAGAAGCAAGTTCTCGACACATAATTCGATTACAATGAATATTAGCATCTTTAGTAACGTTATAAGACGGATAACGAGGACACTTAATATCATAAGTAACATAACATTGTTCAAGCAGTTCGTAATTAGTTATATCAAGCCACATAGCTTTTAATATACCAATGAATCTATCTCTATTTTCCTTGCCATAAGCACGAGGAATAACAAGAACAGTATCAGAAGTAATACAACCAATTCCTACTTCAATATTACGACCAGCATTGAATAACCGATTAGGGCAAGAAGCACAATAGGCGCATGTATCAACAGTCATATAGAAAATCATTCTTCTATTATAACACATCTATCATAGCAATAACCTTTAAACATTGGAGAATGAACAAGAACAACATCATCATTTTCAATAATATCGTAATTTAGATGTTCGTCTTGAACCATATCCCAAGAATATTCGGTTCCTTCTAATAGACCAATAATAAAAAGATTAAAAACAACTGTATAACCAACAATAATACCTTTATCTGTATGATGTGTAATACAAGTTTTGCCAATATATTTGCCAAAATCAGAAGCTTTATCTATTTGAACTTTCTTTTTAGCCATAGTTTAAAACTAAGAAATCAGAAGCACGAGAACAAGCAACATAAAGACGTCGAAGTAAATCATCAGCATTTGTATAAGGATGTCCATTCTTATCAAATACCATATCATTTATATCAACGAATACATTCTTATATGTACTGCCTTGCGCCTTATGTGACGTAAGGGCAAATCCATAGTCAATATCTCGTGTAAACATAATACGTCCAAGAGTATCTCGAACATCACAAAGAAGAAGATATTTACGCTTAAATTCAAAATACTTTTTCCATTTGGAACTTCTATCATAAGATTGAGCAGCTTTAGCAGTTTCAATAAGATAGTTTAGTTCTTGGCAATAAGTATTAAAAGTATAAGCATCTCTATGGTCGATAACAAACAAAGGTTTAGTAATTCCACCACCATGAATAGCTTGGAACTTAACCATAAAACCTTTAAAGCCGTAATCTTGGTCGACAAAATTAAGAATATCACGAATAATATAATCTTCGCTATTATTAATAATAATATCATTGAACTCGTCAACTATTGTAGTATAACTCATAATCAAATCATTATTGTTAAGAATAGACTTGTCAGCATTTTTAATCGTAACATTCCTAATATGATTATTCCAACCAGTAACAGCTTTGTTTGTATAAGCAACAAGACGATATAAATCTACATCCTTTTCAAAATCTTTATCAACGAAACCACGATTAATAAGTTGTTTAAATTCAGCATTACCAACAACTATATAACCTTTACCGTTAACAACATCCTTACGATGATTACAAATATAAGAAAGAAAATTATAACTTCTATTCTTAATATCTATACGAAGAATGTCAAGAAGCTCTCGAATAGGATTAGTATCTTCTTGTCGAACAATCTCAGTAAGGCGATTAATTTTACTCGCTACTTTAAAAGCATAAGAAACAGTTTCTTTAACTGGAGCAAGCTGACTGTCATCACCAATAAAAATAACTTTAATTTCTTGTTTTCTACAATAAGCAAGTATATAATTAACAAGAGCACGATTAAGCATCGAACTTTCATCAATTATAAGAACTCGTGTAGTATCGCCATTAAACTTAACACTACCAACAGGTTTGAAAGCTGGATTATTTGGGTCAAAGTCTTCAATGTTAACATCAAGACGAAAACCAAATAGTTTTTGAATAGTATCAACTTTCATTTTAGTAGCATTAGCAAGAACACGACAAGCTTTATGTGTAGGCGCAGCGCAGATAATCATAGACCTTGTATAACGACAATGTTCAATAACATATTTCATAACAAAAGTCTTACCAACGCCACCAGCTCCACATAAAGCTTGTACGTTACTACCTTTAGAAAACGGAGAAGCGATAAAATCAATAAGAGCATCAACAGCCTTTTGTTGCCCTTTATTAAGAGTAACAGTTTCTTGATTTCTTTTACTTGGGACAAACTCCATTATCTGTATTTACTTCTTTTTCTTTATTAATATATTCTTCATATTCTTTATAAGCATCAGATATTTCTCTTACATCAGAAGGATTGTAACGAACAATAACATGAAAACGAATAATGCCAAGAGCATCCTTAATCAAATTACCTCGTACAATAAGACCATCAGCAATAGCAGAATAGAATTTCTTATTCATACTAATTCTACTTTCTTTATCTCGAATAATCTTAATACGATGTCCATATTTATCTTTACCACGAAAATAAACAGTTTTACGTTTAAACGTTTTATGACTGTCAGGGTCAAAGAAATAAGAACCATTAAGCCCAAGATAAGGATTGTTGATATAGCATTTAAGAACTCCATCAACAGTAATAACTTTACCTGTTACATCTCTTGCTATTACATCATCTTTCTTAACAGGAGAACGCTTTTTAGGTTGAAGCGCAGATAAAGAGAAATTAAACTTAACCATGACTTTAACGTTTACGAGTCATAATCTTGTTTACTTTAGCAGCAAGAATGTCTTTAGGTTTGTGCTTTATATTTATATCAGCAGCGGCATCAGCATCATCTTTCTTTTCTCCTTTACGGGGTGGGACATTATCTTTATAGATTTTCTTATACCCGCAATAATTGCAAAGAAAATCCAGTTTGCCGTTAGTACTATTACCAAGAGAAATACCATTAGTAATAGTAATAACTTTGACATTAGTATCAATGCTGATACCAGACATTCTTTTAAGAACGTTAACAACTCCAACTTCGTCGTATTTTCCCATAACTTTACATTGGTTAAATTAAACATATATAAATAATAAATAAGCCGCAATTACGGCAATAATAATCCAAATACTTTGAGTGTCATATTTGTTATGAAATACATATTCGTTTACAAGACAAATATTAAGACAAACAAGAATAACAATAATATCAGTAACAATATCCATAGTATCACGATTTAACTCCCCCGTAGAGGATGTAAACAACATCAAACCATCTTATCTGCAAGCAGAACGGCAATACTAACAGCACTCCAAATAATAGCTACAAGAACAATAATAATTATAATTGCAGCTTTAATCCAGAACTTTACTTGCCACCTCATACTTTACGAACGTCAAAAGAAATAATAGTAGATTCTTCTTCAACAGAATAAGTAGACTTAACAAGGTCAATAGGAACAGCAGCATCTTTAATATGATTGTTAACAAAATAGCGAGTAGCAGCTTTTTGGCAATTTTCTTCTGTTTTACCAAGAACAATAATAACAACGCTTGCATCGTTAGTAGAGGAATATAGTTTCATCATAATATTAAAAATTTAAAGATTCAACAAGAGCAGGAAAATCACAATCAATTTTAGTAAGATGATAATTATCAAATCTATCTTTCATTCTAACGTTAATGCTATCAGCTGTACATTTAATACATTTTATAGCCTTAACATAAAAAGAATTATTATCGACAATTTTATAAGCATCATCAGGAGTAAAAGCACAGAGATAATAAATATAAGCAAGAATAATCTTAACTCCATTTATCAAAGCATTTACTTTAGTGATATAATAAACACCATTAACTACTATATGCTCAGTTTCTTTATCTCCTGAAATATGAATAACAAGATTATAATAATTATCTCTTTTATCAGCATGACACCAAATACCAAAATTACCATGAAAGAAAGCAACAATTTTCTCTATATCATCAGTATTATCTTCCATAAGAGCATTAAGCATAATGTTAATCTTAATGTCTTTCTTACAATCATTACTAAATCCAAACATAATAGTAAGTTATTTAAGATAAACATTAATAGCCTGTTGCAAATCTACATGTGTGAGAATAGAAGTAATAAAATTCTTAATAGATATAATATCAACATCCATGAAATGCTTAACAACATAAATATCATTAGCATTATTATCAAGAATCTTATTTAAAAGAGCATCGTCATTTGTTTTAGTATAAACAAGATAAGCAAAAGCAAGAAATATAGCATGTGATATACATTTTCCAAAAGTATCAAATGGAATAACACAAATATTAGGTTTCATCTCGGCAAGATGATTAACCAAGGCTTTGTTGCTAATACGTTTTGGTACATATTGTGTAGTACGAATATAAGGATAATAACAACAAATATTTGGATAATAATCAGCGGCAACAATTATCTGATAATGAGAACGTAGTTTATCAATAATATCAACAACTGTAACTTCTTCATTTGCAGGAACGTTAAACAAAGCCATAGCAGCAATATTAACAAAACGTTCTCTATCTGGATTTGTATAATTAATCATAGCAAAATAATTTTATTATATAATAAGAAAATAACGCATTTACAGCCTCGTCACACGACTTTTATTCGAGAATGATAGATTAATCATTTCGATATAGAAAATCGCATGACGGGCAAAAGAAGCCTATCTACGAATGTGTGGCGGTCTGCTTAAGCACTTCTCCGAAATGCAGCTTATCACTAACTGCGGAGCGGTACGAACACGATAAAGAACTTTATTGGCATCTTTAGCAAGACTACGGTCTTCGATAATTCCAAAACGTTTTTCGGGTATTACCCAAACAACATCGCCGACTTTATAAGCAGCCATATCTTCAACAGCTTTATCTCTAACATCAGCATCAATAATTTCTTCAATATTATCCATAGTTATTTAGATTTTTGTTCAGGAGTTTTACGAAGATTTTCATTATCTTTGATAAGTTTATTGTTAAACTCGATAATATCCTTACCGTTAGCAACAATCTTAACCATTAAACTACGGTCTTCTTCTTGCCATTTCTTAAGTTGTTCAATATGCTGATAAGCAATCTCTGAACAATATTTAAGATGAGCAGCAACTTTACATAAATAACGTATAAACGTAAAAGCAATCATCATCAGAAATAGCAATATTACTATTAATGACAATAAGAATTTGGGATTTAAAATAGTTTGTTCCATAAGTATATTTATTAAGTAAATAATAATTAGCAATAACAAAAAAGCCAGCACTATTCTCACGAACGGTGCTGGCACTATGACAAAACAGATTTGTAAACATAGGTTCACATTCAACACAAGTAGCATTGTTATAACTAACCTTTTAAACTCTAAGACAATGAACTAAATAAAAATTAACAAGAACCTATTTAGATGCAATCACACCCCGTAGAGGATGCAAGAGCTTCATTGTTTCGGCTTCAATTTGCCATCATCAGTTAGAGAAAGAATAATAGCACTATTCTCACGAACCGTACCATTGTCAAGACAAATAATTAAGTTTAATAAAACAGATAACTAAAATTGCAGACGCTTCTGCACTATGACAAACATTAATAAAAACAAACACTATCTAACTAAATGCACAAAATAAATAGAACTATTGCTATTCTCACGAACTGCAATAGTAAGTCAATCATTTAGAAATTAAGTTTTACGAGCATTACTATTCTCACGAACAATAAGGCAACAAATCCATGTAGAAATATATGTACGAACAGATTGTCATTTATTGACTCTACGAGCAAGTTCTTTTTCCAAATCTTCTTTAGAAATACCGGAAAGGTCAACAGTTGTATTGGTTCTTTCTTTATTTTCTTCAATAGCATTAAATCTGTCCCAATAAATATTATCAAGAACTTTCAAATCATCTTCAACAATATGATTGATATTGTCGTTCCAGTTCTTGATAAGTTTACGATAGATATTGAAAGCATCGAGAAGATTTTTAAGAGAACCGAGTTCAATATCTCTGGCTAATTCAAGAACTTCATGAATAGCAAGAACTCGTTCAAGAACATCGAAATGTTTACCTTTATCAAAGATAAGTTCTCTTTGTTCAGCAAGAGTAGTTTCTTTAAAAGATTTAGCAAGTTCAAGACAATCGGCAGCTTTATCATTAAGCTTGTTAATAATATCTTGACGTCTTCTTTCAACATTGTCTTTATCACAATTATCACAATCACCATTGCAGCCAATCATTTCACAAGCAATAATAGCAGCAAGTTTCTTAGCATCTTCTTTTTTCATAATAATATAATTTTTAATTTAATCATAAAAACCAAAATCGTTACTATAAGGAGTATCATCTGGCATAATTCCATTATATTCAGAACTGTTATCTAAATCAGTATTAACAAGTTCGGCATCAATAGTAACGCCAGCGACATTATTATCTTCTTTTTGAGGTGGAATATAAACTATTTCCATATATAGAAGCAATTAGAGTACTGCCCCGATAAAGAATAACATTGTCAAATTGAGAATGAAATAAAGCAGGTTATTTAGCTTAGGTTATCCTCTACGGGGCAGGTGAACAAACTATTCGTTATTATTGGTATTGGGCAAGAACATCTTCTCCGTGAATATCATTGTCAACAAAGAAGTTTTCAAGAACAACGCCAGCATCACGAGCAATATCTTCAAAACTCTTAGCGAAAGAACGGATAAAGAAACTCTCAGTATAAAGAAATTCTTTATTAAGACCATTTTCTTTAAGCTGGAACTTATTCCAAAGGAAATTCACATAGCATTTGCTATCTTGTTTAACAAGACCACTTTCTTTTGCAGCTGCGATAATATTCTTGGCAGTATGTCGACGAATATCACAATTGAAATTAAGAAAAGCAGCAATTTTAGCAGTGCTTTCGGGAACACCTTTAGGAATAACAGTTTTTCTGTCTTGTTTGTTACTTGGTTGATTAACAGGAGCAGCGGCTGTAACAACAGCAGCTTCATTGGTAGGAACATTTTCTTCCATAACAGTAAAATTTAAAAGATTAATATTATTGTTGGTTTTATTATCATGGCAACAAATATAGAAACTATATTTATACGACCAAAACAATATAGAAAATTATTTATTAAATTGTTACCAGTATTGGTAATAGTATTAGCGACAATGATACAAATGCTTAGTATCAGTAGAATAAATCTTATTCGTAGCAAGACTACAAAAATTATAATAACAAAGATAAATATAACGATGTTAATCATAATCTTATAGCGAATGCTATTAATGAAGATAATAAAACTAATAAAGCTAATCTTATTAAAGCTAATAATAAGGCTCGATGAGGCTTTTATTGAGGCTAAGCCTAATCAAGATGAACGTAATGAAGCTAATAAAGCTATATTTAATGCCAATAGCAGCTCGTAGTGCGCCTAATAATGGACGAGTTAAAGAAGCTAAGGTTAGCTCTTGTACACAAGGTACAGGTAAGGCGCTTAATGGAAAGGCGAAAAGAGATGATAAAACGAATGTTGATAGACGAGCTAATGGCAATAATGGAAGAGGTATAGATAAGGCTACAATAGGTGAGATTAAAAAGGAAATAATAAAGATAAAAATATAGGTAGAGGAGAGAATAAATCTAAGAATGTTAGAGGGAATGGTAAGGAAGAGAGGGTGGATTGGGAAGTACGCCAGACCAACATTCTTATCCTTATTCTCTTTTCTATTCTTATTTACATTCTTATTCTTATTATCACTCCAATCTTCTTCATTATTTCCATATATATACCTACTCTCGCAAGCTCTCTACGAGAACTTCCTCGATTAAGCACCATATTATTAGCTTTATCTTTAGTCCGCATGGTATGAGCCATATCTCGATAGAGATTTGGCGAAAGGGAAGGGGGGACATATAAGGGGGGATAGGAAAGCGCGCGTACGCACGTACATTATATAAAATAGAGATTCTACTACTAAAGCTCAATAAAGTTCATCAGGAGCATCATTATTAACACCTCTAAGCTCAAATATTCTTCCATTAGCATCCTTTCTAAACACTCTTCTATCACTCTTATCCTTACCTTTACCCGCAGCATCAACATTAACTATATGATTAGCATTAGCATTAGCTGCACTATCGGCATCATCATCAAGCTTATGAACAGTTTTAGCGCTCCAAATATAATCTTCAATATCAATTATTTTTCCAGCAGTAACAAGTTTAATAATATCATCAGCAGCTTTGATACAATCTGTTTTACCATGAACAGCATCAGTTATAATATCAATAGCAGCTATACGAAGAGCTTTATATCTTTTAGCAAGAGCTTCCTCAACAGCAAGACTACGTTTAATAGTAGTTTCTTTATCATTCTTAGGCTGAACATCTTGACGAGGAGTATTAACAACAGCGTCAATAACTTTAGCAACAGCATCTGTGTCTGCATTAGCGACAAGAGCTTTATTTAATATATCTTTCATATTTATTAATTTAAAGGATTATACGACCACGACCATCAACAGCAACTTCCATGTCACCATAAATATCATTATAAAGTTCACAAAATCTATTAAAATTACCAAGAAAAATATCATTATGATTAATAACAATAATATGTTTTTTATTGGTAAGTCTAATAAGATTATGTTTCTCAAGTTCAACAACACCTCGATAATAATTACGAGAATTAGATACAGCATATTTATTATTGCTAATATCAACAAGATTACTATTGGCTTTAAGATTATCAAGAATGCTGCCAACTATACAAAGAGCTTGAGCACTTATATTTATTAAACAATAATTCCAATGATAAGAAGTTTGAATAAAACTTTTTTCTCTTTTAATTCTATCAAAAGTAATAGTTGTACGATTAAGATAATCAACAATAATATCTTTTTGAACATGTTCTTTGTTAACAGCAAAAGCAGTAGGAACAATATTACAAATGATTTCTTCATTCTTTTTAATACTGCGAACATTAGCTTCTTTATAAGCAGCTTTACGGGTCTTAGTGAAATTAACTTTAGGCATTTGACTTAAATTTTACATTAAACATACATATTTGAAATAACAATGCAAATATAAGATATGTTTGCGTCAATCTTGCTATTATTGACAATATTATTATTGATATGTATATTTATATATGTATAAAGATTCTGCTTACAATTTATAATATGCTATATATCAACAATTTAACCGCAAATCGAGTGACGTGGATAAGTCACTAGAAGCATATTGCATGCTCTCCCAGTGACGTATCTAAGTCACTAAACTTTGCATCAATAATGACTTCTTTAGCTTAAGCATTATCTGCAACTTGCATCCAAGTATTATTATGCCATTCAAATGTAGCATCATTAACATCAAGACGATAGTTAAGACGATTGTCATCAGTCACATGATGATAAACAGCGTTATCGTCAACTTCATGATACTCGGTATGACCATCAAGATAGATAAATGTTTCTTTGTTCATTGTAGTAAGAGTTTAATGATTAGTAATATTAAGCTTATCAGATTGTTCACAATCATCTGAATGCAGAGCATGAAGATAATGGACATGCTTATCAGATAGGTCACAATCGTTTGCCAAGATATTTAGCTGCTGATGAATGAGAGTTCCCAGCCTGTATAGCTTGCTCATGCTCACGAGGAGCACGAGCAACAAGCTATTGTATGAATGATTGACACCATACAAAGAGATAAGCAACCGCAAAGAAAAGAACAGCACCAAATACAAGGATACAAGACGCTTGCGCACTAAGAATGGGAAGATATTCGGCAAAGAACACAAGAAAATACAGTCCACTAATAACAAAAATAATAGCAAGCGTTGTAAGGATAATTTTACGGAGTTTTAAAGTAAGCATAACAATGAATATTAAAAGGTGAATAAAAAGGGGGAGCAAACTCCCCCAATTACATTAAAATGGATTGTCACTACTGGAAGCAATCGAAGCAAGCAAAGAAGCCCGTTGTACTTTGGCAGCTTTAGCGGCTTTGATTTCGTCGAGCATCATTTTGCGCAACTCGATAGCCATAGCTCGGTATTCTTCCAATAACATGGCATCGGTAGGCTCGTAAACTTCGATAACATGATAAATATATCTATCGTAGTCCTTAACGCCATACTCATTAGAATTACGAGTAAACGGGTTAGAAGCAACAACACCAGCGGGAACAAACTCCGCTAATATTTGTATTTCCATTCCGCAGAAGAACGGCTCAGGCATGCCTGCTGCAATTGCGTTTTCTACCATGCTAACAAAGCGCCCGTAGAACGGATGCCTGCGCATCAATGCCGTTAGTTGGTATTCGGACACTTGCAGCGACTGCGTAAAGCCTATTTGTCGGCTTCCGTCTTTCTGTGAAATACTTGCTTTCACTGGCTTGTTGAGGAGCAACATTAAGTTGTTGTACTCGTGTCCATTCTCCGCAACACGTTCAGCGGCATTAATTCCGTTGATAGTAACACGAACAACAAAGTTTGCATCATTAGCTTTCATTTCGGCAATGATTTGTTCACGTGTTTTTGCACCCGTAGCAACGTTTTCGTTGTCACTACCATTGTTTGCAGCTTCTTCGGCTGCTTTTCTTGCTTCTTCTGCTGCTTTCTTTGCAGCTTCTTCGGCTTGTTTAGCCGCAATTTCCTTTGCATTCATAAGGCAAAATAGATTTGTTAAATTAAGCCCTCTAATATTGGCAAACGCATCGAGGACTGATAGCCTGCGCTTGTCGACATCAAATCTTTTGTTCAATGTCGAGATATTTAGATGCTGATGAATGAGAACTCGGAGCTTAGGAGTTTCGTTAGTTGTAGTAAAAACTTCTCTAAAAATATAATCAACAAGTCTATCAAAAATAATATAGTCCCAATAAACAATGACGGGGGTGTCAAGTCGAAGCGCAAGCACCGGGGGTTCATACCCAGTACCTTCGCTTCCACACTCACTTACATAAAATTTAGCCTATTCACTAAGACCGTCTTTCCTATTAACAGCCTTACAAATATCATCTTTATTATTCCTATTAACATCGTCACACTCTCTCATATAAAAATTTAGCCTATTACAAAGAAGTTCATTCTCATTAACTTTCTTACCAATATTAAGAAGCCTATTATTTTCTCATCTTCTTTTGTATCTCTTTTAACTTCTGTAACTTAATCATATCTTGCATCTTATTAAACTCTCTTTACTTTATCAGCTTTATTAGCCTCATCATCTCATCAATTCTTATCTTTAACACAATAAAAAACGCCAGCCTTATCAAGACCAGCGTTACTATCATTTATCAATCTTTCTAAAATTAAACTTTATCTTTTTACCGTTATTATCTCTTATAACAGGTTTGGAAACAGGTTTAGGAGTAACATCAATAGGTTCTTCTTCGGCTTTAAATTGAGCTTTATTAATCTTAATCTTTTTAAGAGCACTATCTTTATTTTTATAAACACTATAATGATAGTCTTTACCAACCTTTCTTCCAATAACAAAAGTATTACACATTATACGACCATTAACAGAAACTTGTTCAGTTCCGCCAATATAAGTATCATAAACTTCAATAAAACGTTCTATACTACCTTTAAATATATAAAGAGGATTAACACAATAAAGACCATTATATTCAATACGATTTATAATATTAAGATTAGTAAGATGAGCAATAGCAGGATAAAATTCTCTTGGATAAACTTTAATACGATTAAGTCTACCAGCAAGTATTTCAGGAGAAAGAGGAACAACATTAGATTGATAACGAATAGTTTTAGAAATATAAGCAATCATAGCACGCTCTATAACATTAAAATCAACCATATAACTCATAATATCGTGATTAATAAGAAGATGATTATGAAGAACACTACGTTTTTTAATAATATCATAATTGCCAGCAGTAGCAACAAGATATTCTCCAGTAGCATTAGAGGCAATTTTGTTAGGCATAGGAAGAATAATAGAAGGATTACTCTCATCCTCAAAGAGAGCATGTTCGAGAACAGCTCTATTAGCTTTAAAATACTCCATATTATAGTACATTTTTTTGTACTAAAGTTAGGAAAAATAGGCAACTTTAGTACAATAGTTGTGTACTATTTTTTAAACATAAATAGCTGATTATTAAGTATTTATATTTTTCTCTTATTATATATAATATATAGTATATATACATATAATCAATAACCGGAGCATGTTCGTAAGCATTATTTTTATATTATATAATGTAGTTATCACGATATAGACGTTTCTGCCAATCTTGACGTTATTGATGATATTGCCGCACTCACACCCCGTAGAGGATTGAACTACGAGTTGGTCTTGATATTAAAGCTGCTATTGTTTCTAATGCTATTAAAACTATTAAAGCTCTTATTATTCCTGTTATTAAAGCTGCGTTAAGCATTGCATAGCTGAATCCTTTACGGGGGGTGAATGTGCCTATATCTGCTACTCCGTTTCTCGTTCTTGTTATTGTTGCATTTCTTGCTCTTATTATTGATAATAAAGCTGCTTAGCATGTGCGCTTACTGGAGCGATTTCGGGTATAGGAGAACGGGCTGATAACAGCCTGCTACGCTTTCAGATTTGCCCGTTACGGCACGATAATTTGAAAAGTAAGCTATCCTATTATTTTGATAGAGAATCGCTTGGCGAGGCTGGAAATAGGCTTAGAAAAAATTGTTAAAAATAGTTTAATAAATTGGCTCTTATTAAAGATAATGTTTATACTTGCAGAAACAAAATAAGTATGGATAATATTGTTGATAAGATTAAGGCTGTTAGACGAGATGAATATAAAGCCGACTATGTTCCTGGTTCTCGTAATAATAAAAAGCCTGTTAATAAGAAAAGTAAAATGAAAGTCGGTGACGCTGGTATTGATTGTTTAACTAAATAAATTATTTATGATACGAATTAAAAGCGATTTAAAGCCGTATGCTATTGAAGTTCCTACTGCTATTTCTGAAATTGATGAAAGATACTTTAAGGCTCTTCTTAACGATGTAAAGATACCTAACAATTATGCTGTTATTGCTATCTGTTATAAAGATAGACTTTTTAGTATTCTTTCTGATTTCAAGAACGGCAACAATGGAACTAAAGAAGTTGTTCCTCTTATTGCTAAAATTCAAGATAATGAATCTAAAGTTCCGTTTGCTGTTGCTGACCTTGCTGTTGTTGATGCTTCTTCTCTTGAACGTGGAACTCATTTAGCACTTCGTAATAACGCTATTTGTTTTGGTGCTATTTGCGAATATTGTCTTAGTGATAGTGAGCTTTCTAAAGCTATTATGAATGGTTCTTTCTTTAATGGCGGAAAATCTCTTGGCGCACATGAAGCCAAAATGGCTGCTCCTGATGTTTTCTTTGTTGAATTTAAGATTGTTCCTCTTTGTGATATTAAGGCTTCTTATTCGCAAGATGCTAATATTGCTTGTACTAAAGTTAAACACGATAAGAGTAATCTTAATTAAACCTTTTTCCTGCGTTTAAATAAATCCCAAGCCGCTAACAGATATTGTTTTTGATATTCTTGTTGGCGGCTTTATTTTTTATCTCACTAAAGTTAATAATATGATTGAAGAAAAACTTGATAATATTCTTAACGGAGTTGATTTGGGTGAGGATTATGTTTTAGTTTATAAAGATTACGAGAACGTTCTTAAAGATATTGATTTTGCCAACGACGAAGAAAGACTTCTTACTCGTGCTATTATTAAGAATTTAGAGCACGAAGCATCTAAACAATTTCTTAAAGAATTAGCTGTTGATATTCCTTATATTGGAGTTGCACAACGTAATCTTCTTCGTAAAAGTATTGTTGCTTCTTACCATGAACTAAAAGAAGCTCGTGAAACTCTTCCCGAAGAAGAATATAAAGAGTTTCGTGACAATCTTATTAAACAGAAGAAATTTGAGATTAATAATACCGAACTTCAACGTCGTATTGAAAAAGAAAATAGAAACAAGAATTATAAACTTTGGGTTAAGCTTGCTAAAAAGCATGGAGTGTCTTATGCTAATTTTTATATTTATCTTCATAAAGACCTTCATGTTGTAGAGTTTAATCAAGAACTTAATGATGCTTATGTCGAAGCCTATTCTGATTGACCAGTTATTTACTATTGATAAGACAGGAATGCCTGCTGCTCCAAGCATTACTCAACTTCTTGATAAAGATGTACGTCTTCTTTTTGTTAGAGATACTTCTAAGAATAAAGAAATGTATATTAAAGAAGTTGGTGTTATTTATTATCTTGCTGACCCTAAAGGCCCTTGTCTTAGTCAAGGTCTTAGCCGTAGTGAAGCTCTTCAACGTGCTCGTGAAAATTTTGACCTTCCTACTACTTATACACCTGACCTTTTAGTTGAGAAGCTTATTAAGCGTTATCATTCCCAACGATGCGGTATTGCTGGCGAAGCTGTTGAATCTCTTCAAAAAGCTATTCGTAATGTCACTGTTTCATCCAATATAATTAATGAACAGCTTAACGATAAACTTCAAAGCGGATTATCTGCCGAAGACGCTGGTATATTTATTGATTATATGGATAAGATAAATAAACGTATAACTGATTTACCGAATCTTATTACTGCTCTTAAGAAAGCAGAAGAAGAAGCTGCTTATGAAGAAGAAACTCGAACAGCACGTGGTGGTGTTAAAGTTGTTAGCAGTATGGTTGAAGAAGATTAACATGATATTATGAAGATTGATAAACGTTATAATGGTATTAAACTTATTTTTCATGAAGAAGAGCATAAATATAATGATACTCTTGGTAATGATTATATAAGTACTACTACTATATTGCATCTTTATAAACCTGAGTTCGACAAGGCTTATTGGCTTCGCCGTAAATCTAAAGAACTTGGTATTAGTGAAGTTAAGCTTAAAGAACAATGGGATACTATTACTAAAGAAGCTTGTGATAGAGGTAGTGTTACTCACAATGGTCTTGAAGACGGTATTAAAGGAGCCAGCAAATTTAAACAAGCTATTCAATATCTTGAACGTGATGGTGACGGAGAAATGATTACTGTTGCTGATTTAAATACTATTAATGCTAATTATAAACTCCTTAATATAGAAGAATTTAAAGAAGCTACTGATTATAAATATGATAATCTTTATGAAGTCTTTGAAAAATACGTTAATCTTGGTTATAAAATTTATGCTGAGATTGGTATGTTTCTTATTGATTATCTTATTAGCGGTACTATTGATGTTCTTCTTGTTAATGAATGGGAGAATAAAGCTGTAATTGGAGATTGGAAAACCAATCGTGGCGGACTTATATTCATATCTGGTTATTATCGTAAAGATAAGAAACAGAAACCTGCTCAAATGACTAATGAATGGGTAGAGAAAAAAGAAACTCTTCTTCCGCCAGTTAATAATCTTCCTCATTGCAATGGAAGTATTTATAATCTTCAATTAAGTATGTACGCTAAAGCTGTTAATCTTATAACAGGTCTTGAAATTCGAGGACTTTGGCTTGCTCATATTGATTGTGATTTTGAACTTAACGAGTATGGAATGCCTAAACGTTTTCCTGATGGACTTTATCATATTAAAGAGAATCCAACAGAGAAGATAACTTTCTATACTCTTCCTTATAGAGAAAAAGAGATTGAACTTATTTTAGCTGATAGAAAAGCTAAACTTAAAGCTCAAGATGTTAAACGTAATTTTACTCTTGGATTATGAAAAATACTATTATTGGTTTAGTTATTGGTATTATACTTGGTGTACTTTCCGGAGCTGCTCTTTATGATAAAAATCCAGAGCCTATTATCAAGTACATCCCTCTACGGGGGAGTTCCACAGATAGTATAACTATTGTTAATCTTACTGAACAACTTCGTAGAACTCAAGATAGTCTTAATGCTTATAAAGCTGATACTACTATTAGTGCTGAACTTTTTGTTGCTAAATATAAGCTGGAACGTATTCGTCATTATAACGAGATTGCAGCTAAGGGTAACAATATTAAATTTTTGAGAGGTTGGATTAATAGAGTATTGAATGAGTAGTGCTGCTGATAAAGAAAAGTTTAGAGATGCTCTTATTAATAATAAACGTGCTTATATAAACGGCGATGATTATCGTATTGAAACTATTAAAAATACTGGTATATATTATGGTTCTAAAATAAATATTAGTTATTATTATAGAGTTTATCGTAATGGTTATTATACTGGTTATAGTGGTTTCAATTTAGTTGCTCTTGTAAACGATATTATTGATATTTATATTTCTTGATGTTATGAAACTTATTAAAGTTATTAAAGATACAGGTGCTCATAGAGTTGCCGAATATCGAGATACAGAAGTACTCGATATGGGATATGGAACGTATTCTTATTTTGTTCATGTTTATAAAGTTCAAGTTCGTTATTGTGGATTTTGGATTACTATAAAATCTTTTATTGAAACAGATAACGATGATTATGAATATTGTCAAAGAGAAGCAATAGACCTTTATAATAAGATTGTTTATCCCGATAAATATTTTGTTACCAATGCCGTATGTGAATAAACAAGGAACTTCGACTAAGATTGTTCGTATAAGTATTTACGATGAAAATAAAGTTGATATTTTTCGTAGTCTTTTTGAATGTAATCAAGTGTGTGGAACTGTAAATAGTCAAATACTTACTTGTTGTAGACGAAATGCTAAAGCTGGTCGTTTGCAGTTTAGAGTTAAAGATTGGTATTTTACTTTTCCCGATAATAAATTACCTTAAATTGCTATGGTGAAATTTAATTTTAAACTTCCTAAATATTTTAATGAATATAAAGATTATATAAATAATTATTATAATCTTAATGCTACTAATGAAATTTGGAAAGTTATTCAAGAAAATACTGATTATGAAATATCTAATTACGGTCGTGTTAGAAGTAAAAATAATGGTCTATTAAAGCCGATGTTAAATAATAAAGGTTATCTTCGCGTTACTATATTTGTTTGGGAATATGGTAGTAGAAAAGATAGATTTATACATAGACTTGTTGCTGAATACTTTTGTACTAATCCTGATAAAATTAATTATAATATTGTTGACCATATAGATGGTAATATTTTTAATAATCATTATTCTAATATACGTTGGTGTGATGTTAATATAAACACTAATAATCCTAATACTAAAAACCGTATTGTTGAAGGTATTTATAAATCTACAAAAGGAAATTTTAATAAAGTCTATATGATTGATGATAACAACAATATTATTAATGAATATAGAAGTGCTAAACAGGCTGCTGAAAGTATTGGATGTAGTAGAACTTATATGACACATTATCTTAATAAAACTATTCTTAAAAATCAAAAAGGTGTTCGTTATACTATTAAACATGTAAAAGGACATCAATTTTGTTATGCAAAAGATTATATAAAACCTAATTAATATGGCAAAGTTTATAGACGCTTATAAAAAAGTTTTGAATAATGAGGGGATTTATTCTAACGACCCCGATGATGCTGGCGGTGAAACTTACAAAGGAATATCTCGTAAAGCTAATCCTAATTGGGACGGCTGGATTTCTATTGATGCTATTAAGAAAGCTCATCCTACTACTTTTAAGGATATTCTTAAAAAGACTCCCGAACTTGAAAAGAAAGTTCAAGACCTTTATAAAGACAAGTATTGGGATTGTTTTGAACTCGATGATGTTCCAAGTCAACTTGTTGCTGAGCAAATGTTTGATACTGCTGTTAATCAAGGTCAGACTGCTGCTATTAAATTTGCTCAACGTGTGCTTGACCTTAGAGAAACCGGTAAATGGTCACTTGACCTTTTAAATAAACTTGTAGCTATTAAATAATAAATTCAACGGAGTTATGAAGAAGCTTGTAATAATTGTATTAATTATAGCGTTAATTAATTTATTAATAACAATTTTGTTGTTTAATAAGTCAGGTGCAGAATGTTCGTTTCAGCTAATAAATGGTTTCCCTGATACTGTTGTTAATAAGGTTCGGATTGACTCCGTTGAACTTTCTATTAAACATCTTGATAGTACAATTATAAATTATAATACTTATGAAAAGGAAGTTATTGATGATGTTCTCAATCTTGATGATAGCGCAACTGTTGCTAAATTCTACGAGCTTATCAGCCAATCCTCTACGGGGGGTTGAAGCAAGGGACAGTGTTAGAGTGGCTATTGATGATTTACGTACTGCGAATGCTATAATGACTAAAGCTAAAATTGATGCCGCTGTTATAGTTCTCAAAGACAGTATGATTAATCTTAAAGATAAGAAAATAGATATTCTTAGCAATAGTTATGAAGAAATGAAGCGATATGCTTCTGCTTCTGAAACTGCAAGACAAAATTTAGAACGTAATCTTGATAAGTCTAAGAAAAAGACTAAGATTATTGGTGGTGTAGCTGGTGCTTTTGCATCAGCTTTTCTTGTATTGTTATTAGTCAAATAAAGATATGGCTGCTGAAAAATATCCTTTTAAAGCGTTTATAGAAGAAGATAAAAGCCGTTATCCGCTTGCTTCTGAAAAAGGTTATTATGACCCTTATAATCATTTCCGTATTGGTGACAGTGGTGGTTTTATTATGAATATTAATCCGGGTAAGTTTGTTAATGTTCATCTACTTACAGAAATGGCTGATTTCTTTGAAGCCAATGGAAATAAATATACTAATTTTAAAGAAGATAGTATTCCTTATAGACAACTTCGTAAGCGTGAAGCAGACCGTAGAAAAAATGGTTTTACTGCTCCTATATGGCAAAATCCAGACGGTTCTATTGAAGATGTTCATATAAGTGGTGACTATTATAATTTTCTTAATTATACTCGTATGGAGCGTACTGATGATGCGAGTATTAATGCTTCTGGACGTATAGCTACTGGTGAAAAGAAATTTGCTTTTCCTCGTTTTGTTGATGCTCAATTTTGGACACATGCCGTTTATGAGTTTGCTAAGAATAATGGTTTTCATCTTATTATTGTAAAGACTCGTCGTGGTGGTTTTTCTTATATGAACGCTGCACGTGCCGCTAATGCTATAAATCTTCGTAAACATAAAGTGTTTATTAATGTTGCTGCGGATAATAAATATCTTATTAAAAAAGGTGGTCTTACAGATTTTGCTCTTAATACTCTTCGTTTCTATGAAGAAAAGACTATGTTTAAGCGTGGTATTTATAGTAGTAGTGCTGAGGACTTTCGTCTTGGATTTAGACTTCCTAATGGGGTAGAATCTGAAGATAGTTGGCAAAGTTCTCTTATTTCTGTTTCTGCTAATAATAATCCCGACTGCGCTATTGGTAAAGATGCTGTTGGTATTAATGTAGAAGAGCTTTCTACAATGCAGAACTTTAATGAGTTTATGACTGTGACTGAACCTGCTATGACAGTTGGTGATATTACTACTGGTTTTCTTGTTGCTTGGGGAACAGCTACTGCTACTAATATGCAAGTCTTTGAAGAAAACTTTTATGCTCCTGGCGAATTTGGTTTTATGCCTTTTGAAAATGTTTGGGATAAAGATGCTCGTAATGAGATTTGTGGTTTCTTTAAATCTTATTGCTGGGGTCTTGAGGGAAGTATAGACGGTATTCCTGCTGTTGATGAAAACGGTAATAGCAATCTTGATATTGGTCTTAAAGTTTCTATGCGTGCTCGTGAAGCTATGAAAGCTAAAACTAAGACTTTTGCTAAGTTTATTAATTATTGTGGTCAACGTGCTCTTTTTCCTGCTGAAAGTTTTAGTAGTGCTACTGAGAATCTCTTTACAAGTGAAGAACTTGTTAACTATGAAGAACGTCTTCGTACAGATAGTGTTTATAATTTCTATGTTGACGGTCAATTTGAAGAGAAAGGTAACAGTCTTATTTTTAAATCTAATAAACGTATTAAGGAAGAAAATCCTGATGCTGTTGTTTATGATTGGATACAAGGCGTACCCCGTAAAGGAAATGAGCATCCTCATGGTTGTATTCGTATTTGGTTTCATCCTCAATACGATATTAGATATGTTGACGACCGTGAAATTAAAGAAATTCCAGAGGGAACTTATGCTGTTACTTATGACCCAGTTGGTATTAATAAAGATGCTAAAGAAATTACTGATAAACATTCTCATAACAGTATTCATGTTTGGGAAATGCCGTCTGCAAGAAACGGTTATAAACTAAAATGTTGTGCTGCTTATTATGGACGCCCTAATAAACTTGAAGAAGCAGATAGAATTTTTTATCAACTTTGTCGTTATTATAATTGTATAAGAACTGGTATTGTTGAGGTTAACCGTGGTGAAACTGTTTCCAATTTTAGTAAATGGAAAGCTACTCGTTATCTTGCTTTTGAACCTCTCTTTGTATGGGATACTACTTTAAAAGGCGCTGTTAGTAAATCTTATGGTTATAATATTACAGACGGACAAAAGAAACTCGATGCTCTTCGTTTGTTTAAGGAGTTTCTTTATACAGAAATAGGTAAAGATGAAGAGGGCAAACCTATTTATCTTTTTACTCGTATTCCTTGTTATCAAGATATTCTTGAACTTAAAAAATGGAATCCTGTTGGTAACTTTGACCGTGTTTCTGAAATGCTTCTTATAGCTATTTATAGTAAATCTCTTGATATTAAAGCTCAAGGTGAGAATAGTAATAGAAAGAAACTTCTTGAAAGTCAAGATGCAGCAGAAAAGTTTTGGAAGCGTAATTGGTATTAATATGGAAGAACTTAGTACTTATCTTTTTTGCAATGAATATTTTTGTATTCGTCTTGAGTGTTTAACTAATACTCTTTATATTTATAGTCGATACGCTGCTTATTGTTAAATTAAACCTTATATAAATATGTATTTTAGTAACAATTTTAATTTTCCTAAGCAGCGTGTTAGTGCTGCCGAACGGAATAAATTTGAATACTATGCCAATTGCTGCGATTATGTTATTGCTGCTGGCAAAAGTATTGCTCGTGATGATGAAGTTGAACAAAAATATGCTTTCCTTAAAGGGGAGATTAATCCTGAATTTTATAAGAAAACTCTTAATCCTTATAATGCTGAGAAAAAAGAATATACTCGTTTTCCAGCTACTATGCGCAATTACGATATTGTTAACGGAGTTATTCGTAGATATGTTGGAGAATATATTCAAAATCCGCATGACTTTATTGTAGGGGCTAATAATCCCGAAGTAGTTCTTTCTCGTGATGCCAAGCTTCGTCAAGAACTTATGCAGATTGTTCAAGTTAAGATAGCTGAACGTATTCAACAGAATTATCAAGCATTTGTACAACAAGGTGGACAACCCGAACAATTTAATCCTCAAGATAATTTTGATATTGAAGCTTTTGTTAAGAAGTTCAATGAAGATTATATTGATGATATGTCTGCCCAAGGACAAGAGATTCTTGCCGTTATTGATGATTTGACTGATGCTGCCGCTTTATATGCTCGTGCATATTTTGAATGGGTTGCTTTTGGTAGAGTTTATACTTATACCGAAGTAAAAGGAAATCAAATTATTAAACGGGTTGTTTCTAATAGAGATGCTTTTCCTGTTCCTAACGATAACGTTCTTGTTGAAGATTATGATATGTTTGCCGAACGTCGTATGATGACGCTTCAACAAATTATTGATGAATATTATGATATGCTTGATGATAAAGACAAGGAATATCTTGATACTTATTATATTAATGGTCGTAATATTTCTCAAGACGATAAAGGACTTCTTTATTGGGATAATTATAGACAACGTTATCCAGACCGTTGTGCTAAATTTAGCGACAAGGAACGTGAGTATTTTAAAAGCGAGCCGCTTATGGTTCGTGATTTCAATACCAATCTTATTGAAGTTTGGCATGTAGTTTGGCGTGGACAAGTTAAGAAAGGTATTCTTACATATCAAGCTGGTGGTATTATTGGTGAAAGAGTTGTTGATGAAGATTATAAACTTAATATCGAAGCTGGTGATATTAACATTGAATGGATTTGGGAACCGCAAGTTTTTGAAGCCGATAGAATAGGTACTCGAAACAATGCTGTTTATCCTTATAAATGTCGTCCTATTGCTTATAATCGTAACGGTAAGCTGCCTTATAATGGTATTATGGAGCTTCTTCCTGGTTTTGGTCGTTTCAGCATTATTGATATAGTTCTTCCTTACCAAGTCTTTGGTAATATTGTTGCTTATCACAGAGAAATGGCTATTGCAAAGAACAAGTTGAACGTGCTTATGATTGCTCGTTCTCTTCTTGGTAAAGTTCCTGAGGATACTATTTATCGTATGGCTGCCGACGGTGTTCTTTATATTGATGATGAAGATGACCAAGGCATGCTTAAAGCTCAACAAACTCGTATGCTTAATAGTCAGACTTCTGATTATATTACTCAACTTGGACAACTTCTTGCTGAGAACGAACAAGCTGCTATGAATAAAGTTGATATGACTCCTCAACGTTATGGTGAAATTGCTAATAGTGCTGGTAAAGGAGTTACTGAGCAAGCTATTATTCGTGGTTCTATGGGTAGTGTTATTGTTGAGTTTATGTTTGACCACATGCGTGCCCATGATTATCAGCGTGATTTAGATTATTCTAAACTTGCTTGGGTTGACGGTCTACAAACTTCTTATAAAGATAAGAACAATGGACAGCTTAAATATTTTAGTCTTGACGTTAATTCTCATCTTTATGCTGATTATGTAATTATGCCTAAACTTTCTGCTAAAGAAAGAGATAAACTTAATCAGTATAAACAGTTTGCGTTTAGTGCTGCACAAAACGGTGATGCCGCTATGGCTGCTGCGGCTATTGATGGAGATAATACAGCTGAGATTAAAAAGGCTATTAATAAGTTCCAAGAACTTAATCGTCAGCATGAAGAACAAATG